ATCACGGCAAGAATGATGTTATACGGGATAGCGATAATCCGGAGCTAGCTGAAAAATTGTACTCTCCTTACCTAATTAACAGGGGGTTGTCATATTTTATAGATACAATCTATGCTGCTAATGAAATGAACGTCCACCACGATATTGACCCACTATTGCAGTTTGACTTTCTTATAAATATCGTAAGGAAGAATAAGCGGTATAGCAAGTGGTATAAGCCGCAACCTGACGATGATGTGTCTACTGTCATGCAATATTATGATTACAGTCAGGACAAGGCGCGCCAGGTTGTTGACCTACTTACTAAAGACCAACTGACAATAATAAGCAAGAGTCAAAGTAAGGGTGGAAGTAATGACAACGACAGTCGATCAAATGATTGAAGTCACTTTAGAAGCGCAAGACGATTTCCTCAAGGTCCGCGAAACATTAACGCGTATCGGAATTGCTTCTCGTAAAGATAAAACACTTTTCCAATCTTGTCACGTGCTGCACAAGCAGGGCAAGTACTACATTGTCCACTTCAAAGAATTGTTTGCCTTAGATGGTAAACCTGCAAACTTTGATCAGGCGGACACTGCACGTCGTAATACAATTGCAAACCTATTGGGCGATTGGGGGTTGATCAAGCTGGTAGATCCCAGTAAGTCAGCTGATCCTGTTGCCCCGATGTCTCAAATTAAGATTATACCTCATAAGGACAAAAGTGAATGGACACTGGAAGCGAAGTACACAATAGGACGAAAGAAGTAGTAATCAGCGAGTGGTTAAGCGAGACTACTGATACCGTAATGCAATACGTTGTCGTTGAGAAGATCGATGGCAAACCCAGTCGTACACAGATGTGTGCAACCTTAGAAGAAGCTACTAATGTCAGGCAAGCGTGGCAGAGCTTCGGATAGTTATATTCATTATTGAAGAAAACAATCAATTACGTTGACATTAGTCACGTAATACCGTATCCTTACGGATAAATAATAAAGCTGATGCGGATGGTCCGGTCAGTAGACAACAACCTTGCTTTTAATTAAGGAGGCACCACAATGGTAGCAACTAAAGCATTTTCTTTTCCACGTTCACACTTCATCGGCTTTGATCACGTATGGTCGGAGATTGAGCGTCTGTCAGACATGGCGGATAATAAACTCTACCCTCCGCACAATGTAGTCAAGCGCACTGAAACCCAATTCTCTGTAGAGCTGGCACTTGCGGGTTATGCTAAACATGACCTGTCAGTAGAAGTCAAAGATGGCATCCTTGTTGTTCAAGGCAATGGTCGTCCTACTTCGAAAGATGAAATTGAACGTGAGTATCTCCACCGCGGCATTTCTGCAAAGAAGTTCACCCGCACCTTTAGACTATCGGAGCATGTTGTCGTTGATGGAGCTGACTTCATTGACGGCTTACTCGTCATCGATCTGAGAGTAGAAGTCCCCGAAGAGAAGCGTCCCCGTAGTATTGACATTGGTTCACGATTGCTAACGGAGGCAGATCTAAAATGAACGACCAACCCGTACGTTTGTATCGTCGCTTGAATACATACGGAATTGTAGCACTAGTATTGGTGTTCGGTTCCTCATATGTGTATGCCATAGCTTCGATCGCTTGAAAGTATAGGGGGTGGTGACACCCCCTTTTTATTATAAGGTAATTTATTATGTCAGTTAAAATTGTAAGAATGTTATCCGGTGAAGATGTGTTATGTGATTGTGAAGACAAAGATCACTTCTTCGAATTCCAAGACAGCGTTGTTGTCGTCCCTACTCAAAACCAATCTGTACAGTTCGTACCCTACAGCCCGTTCACTACTAAGGATCCTTTACTCATCAACAAGGACATGGTAGTATTCGTTGGCGAACCCGACAGCAGTTTAGCTGGTCAACACAAAAAAATGTTCGGTGGCATCATTACTCCTGAATCGCAAATCATTACTTGATCTTTAGCGATACAGGGAGTATAATGCACGCATGAGCAAATCATTCTATACTAGTGTAACAAGAAACGGCAATAACATTTACTTTCGCGGATACAGCAATGGTAAGCGTGTCCAACGTAAAGTTAAATATAAGCCTACCCTGTACGTCCATAGTCCTAAGCCAACCCAATTCAAATCACTCAGTGGTTCCTACTTGGGTGAGCTCGATTTCGAGCACATGGGCGAGGCTATGGACTTTATCAAACGTCACAAAGACGTAGATAACTTCGATGTGCACGGTAACACGAACTTCATTCAGCAGTTCATCAGTGACGCGTTTACCAAGGTAGTCGAGTTTGAACGTGACGTAATCAACGTTACTACTATCGATATTGAGGTCCAATCTGATCAAGGATTTCCTAGACCAGAGCATGCCAACCATCCCGTGACGGCAATCACTATTAAGAACAACGTAGACAATATTTACTACGTTTGGGGTATGGGTGATTGGGATCCCGATAAGTCGATTGTCAATCACGTCAAGGTAAAATATACTAAGTGTGCTAACGAAGCTGATCTACTGAATAAGTTTATGGATCAGTGGGCTGCCAATTACCCCGACGTAGTTACTGGGTGGAACAGCAGGATGTTCGACACCGTGTATCTGGTTAATCGTATTAGCAAGGTACTTGGTGAAGGCCATGCCAATAAGCTGTCGCCATGGAACCATCAGATGCGTAATCCAATCAGGCAACGCACTCTCAGGTTTGCTCAGAACGAAGTCGAAGTATATGAGATCAATGGTATCGAGCAGCTAGATTATCTTGACCTGTTCAAGAAGTTTGCATACAGTTACGGTACACAAGAGTCGTATAAGCTCGATCATATTGCACACGTAGTACTAGGTGAGAACAAGATTGACTACAGTGAGTATGGATCGCTGAATGCTCTGTACTTAAACGACTATCAGAAGTTCATTGACTATAATATTAAAGACGTTGAGATTGTAGATCGTCTGGAACACAAGATGGGTCTTGCTACACTGTGTATGACTATTGCATACAAGGGAAAGGTGAACTACGCCGATGCGTTTGGGTCGGTAGCAGTTTGGGACGCGTTGATCTACAACGACTTGCGCTCTCGAGGTATCATATGCCCTCCTAAGAAAGAACAATACAAGGAAAGAAAGATCGAGGGTGCGTACGTTAAAGATCCGCAGGTCGGTATCCACGACTGGGTGATGTCGTTCGACTTGAACAGTCTATACCCACACATCATCATGCAGTACAACATGTCACCCGAGACTGTTGTTGATAAGATACATTCGTTTGATCTACTCAAGCGGGACAATACAAACGGCAGCTATACTTCTTCAGTTGATTACTTGCTTGATCGTAATCCAATTAACGTATCACCTGAGCACAGTATGACCGGTACGGGTCAGTTCTTTGACCGCACGAAGAAAGGAATGTTTCCGGAGCTAGTTAGTAACTTGTACAACGAACGTAAAGGG